ACTATTCTGAGTTTGTTAAAGATAGTACCCTCGAATCGACTAGAGTTGCAGTCTGGTCATACCTACAGATGGAGTCCGCTATGGAGAAGAAACCGCCTAACTTCCACATCATTGATGGGGGTAAAAAGGACATAGTATCTGATAACAGCGATGACCTGTATACGGGGCTAATGATGGAATTAGGGGGTGACCCTTCTGATAACAGTGGTGCAGAAGGGAGGAAAGTGGAGCGTGCAGAAGTCGTAGAACGCGCCCCAGAAGAGATGCAAAATCTCCCAGTGTTTGGCTTCAAGACTAAGACAATCGTAGAGAGAGGCGATGACGGCAAGGATGTCCTTAAGGATGTTCCTGTCGTTCACACGCAACAGGCAAGCCTTCGTCAGTGCGATACCTGCTTCGTTGCAAGCAACTGCCCAGCCTTCAAGCCACAGAATCAGTGCGCATTTAACCTGCCTGTTGAGGTAAAAACCAAAGATCAACTCAAGGCGTTACTCACTGCAATTATTGAAATGCAGGGGCAAAGAGTGGCTTTTATGCGTTTTGCAGAGGAAATGAACGGTGGTTACGCAGATCCAAATCTCTCGCAAGAGATCGATCGCTTGCTCAAGTTAGTGGGCAATGTCAACGAGATGGATCAGAATAAAGAGTTCATCCAAATCACGGCAAGCCGTCAATCTTCGGGTGGTGTACTCTCTGCAATCTTCGGAGATCGCGCCCAAGCACTGAAAGAGTTGCCAGAGACACTCAAGGAAGAGTCAGTCACTAAGATCATTCAGCAATCTATTGAAGATTAGTAGTATCTGATAACAGTCAATTATTAGATTGAAACTGGGTAGTCGTTTACCCTTTTGTCCCAGCACTTGTCAAACTTGCTTCTTAACAGGTGCGTGATAGGTTTCGTTACCTCACAATAGGGTACTCAAAATAAGTAGGGTATTTCATCAAGTAGAGAAATAGGGTATATCAATGTCATTATTTTCATTCAAGTTGGCTGACGACTTTGTTGCTCCGTACAAGGCAAAGAAGGCTCCATTTGGATACCAAGATGCAGCAGGAAACTCGGTAGGAGAGATCACATTCTTACGCACCTATTCCCGTAAAAAGGCAGATGGTACGAAAGAGACATGGGTCGATGTTTGCGAGCGAGTCATCAACGGCATGTACTCACTCCAGAAAGACCACGCCAAGAGCCAGCGTCTTCCATGGTCTGATGCCAAGGCTGCATCCTCTGCCAAGGAAGCATTCGACCGCCTGTGGAACCTCAAGTGGACACCACCAGGACGTGGCTTGTGGGTCATGGGTACACCGCTCGTCAACGAGCAACGCAACTCAGCAGCACTACAGAATTGTGCCTTCGTATCAACAGGTTCAATGACCAAGACAGACCCAGCAAAGCCATTCGCATTTCTCATGGAAGCATCAATGCTCGGTGTGGGCGTTGGGTTCGATGACAAAGGAGCAGACAAGGAGTTCAAGATCTATGCGCCAGAAGAAGACAGTACCGCTTATGTCATCCCAGACACACGAGAGGGATGGGTCGAATCAACCGCTGCCCTCCTCAATAGTTACCTTAAGCCAGATACGAAGAAGCCTGTCTTTGATTACTCGGTCATCCGACCAGCAGGAGAACCCATCAAGATCTTTGGTGGAACCGCAGCAGGTCCAGACCCACTAATCAGACTTCATACATTGATCATCAAGATGTTTGCGGGCCGTGCTGGTGAGTTACTTACTCGCCGTGACATCGCTGACATCGGAAACATGATTGGTGTCTGTGTTGTCTCTGGAAACGTTCGTCGTTCAGCAGAACTATTGATGGGTCGTCTTGATGACAAGGACTTCCTTAATCTTAAAAACTATGAAGTCTATCCAGAGCGTAACTTCTATGACCCAACAGGTAAAGATTCTGGTTGGGGATGGATGTCCAACAACAGCGTCGAAGTATCTGTTGGTCAGGATTTAACTCCAGCCATTGAGGGTATCGCCCGTAATGGTGAGCCTGGAGTTATCTGGATGGATGTATCTCGCAAATATGGTCGTCTAGCAGATCCAGAGAACAACAAGGACTGGCGTATCTCTGGCTACAACCCATGTGCTGAGCAGTCTCTTGAGTCATACGAGTGCTGTACTTTGGTTGAGACCTACTTGAACCGCCATACAGACATCGAGGATTACAAGCGCACACTTAAGTTTGCGTACCTCTATGCAAAGACTGTAACTCTTCTTCCAACACACTGGCAAGAAACGAACGCCATCATGCAGCGCAATCGCCGTATCGGTACATCGATGTCTGGTGTTGCTAACTTCGCTGACAACAATGGTTGGTCAGAACTTCGTACATGGATGGATGAAGGTTACAAAGTAATCCAGAGTTACGATAAGACCTACTCTGAATGGCTAGGTATTCGTGAGTCAATCAAGACCACAACTATCAAGCCATCAGGAACAGTCTCAATCCTTGCTGGTGAAAGCCCAGGAGTTCACTGGACTGTTGGTGGTCAATACTTCTACCGCACCATTCGTTTTGCTAACTCTGATCCAATGTTGCCTCTCTTTAAATTGGCTAACTACCGAGTAGAGCCTGCTGCATCAGACCCAACATCAACATCTGTCGTCTACTTCCCAATCAAGAGCAATGCTCGTCGTAGCGAACAGGATGTATCGATCTACGAGAAAATGGCACTTGCTGCAACCGCCCAAAGATATTGGTCAGATAATTCTGTTTCAGTAACAGTCTCATTTGATCCAAATACAGAGGCTTCGGCTATTGGTACGGCTTTGCATATGTACGATGGACAACTAAAGACTGTCTCATTCCTGCCTATGGACAATGGCTCATACGAGCAGATGCCTTACACCCAGATCACTGAGGAAGAGTATGAGAATGAAGGAACGATGAAGTTGTTCCCTATCGATCTTGCTGGTGTCTATGCTGGTATGGCTGCTGATGCTATTGGTGAGGCTTACTGCACTACCGATGCCTGTGAAGTGAAGTTGATCAAAGACAATCAGTAAAAAGTAAAGACTAGGAAGCCCTGCCTTTTGGTGGGGCTTCTTGCTTTGGTACTCCTGTTAACTTCCAATCAGGCTTGCTAGTGAGATGCCACTTCTTGCACTCTTTGCAGGCATATGCGCGACAAGGAAGATCTCGCGTCTTTCCTTGTGATATGGCATTCTTCCACGCTACTCGAAGTACTCGTTGTGCTTGTGATTCTGTTGCATAGGTACGCTTACCCGTGCACTGCATCATCGTCTCCTTTTTCTGTTAAACACCACTCTTCATGATGCTTAATGTGATTGGTTGGATTTTTTATGTACGAAATCATTGTCATCTCTGTTTGATTTATTGTAGATATTTTAAGTGAAAACAACGATGCGTCACATCGTTCGCATAATAGAACAACATAATCACCATCTAATCTCCAACCTACCTTGACTAAATGCTTCCAGAATAGTTCTTCGAACTCGCTCTTGGTAAGGCTATTGGCTTTTGATACTTGGCTATAGAAATCTTCTTTTGAATATTGGTGTGGTTTTGGGTTGTACGGCAACTCATCTTGCACCCATGTGCCTTTAATTTTGCGCTCTGTATCTTGGCGCTTCTTCTTCCAATCGTGATACTTATTCTCGCCCATATTTGGCATCTTATGCTCCATATCTATGAGATGCCCCTCTTTCGAGGGGCTCTCGTGCTTCTGCTATTACTTCTGCTTAGGCTTTGTCTTTCGTACTGCTTTGGTCTGATGACCTACAGTCTTAACAGCCACCTTTGCTTTATGTGCCTGAATGTGTGCCTTGTATGGATACATGGCTAACCAGTCTTGTACGACCTTCTGCCTTGTGCCCTTCCATGCACTCCAATTTCTGCCAGCATTGCTCATTTGATAAGCAATCTGTGCATTGGTCACAGGATTTAGCAGTTGAGCGTTGTACGCTAAACCGTAATAGGCTCGTCGATCTGCGCCCATCGAGCCAAGCATATTGATCTGGAATAAGCCATACGAGTTGTCTCCAGTATGGACATTTCCGTTGTAATCAAGCGCATTTCCATGTGATTCTTTCATGGCTACCGCCCATGCATACTTCAAGGATTGACCTGTAAAGCCTACGGCTTGAAGCATCGTGACAAGTTCCGTTGGTTGAAACTTGGCATAGTTCTGATACTTCTTTAGCACGAGCATTTGGGCTTCTGCCTTACTAGGGGCTACGGCTGGGGCTGATAGCCCGATCATGGCTCCTAGTACTACTGCTGATGCTGAGATTGACCCCAGTATCACTCTTACTTTTGATATTGCTTTCATAGTTTCATCACTCCATAAAGTCATTGGCGAGTTCTCCTGCCGTTGACTGCTGGTGACGGAGTCGGTGTAAATACCTTTCCGTCGTTTTAATTGACTGGTGACCTAATCGCTCTTTGACCTCGTGCACATCTACCCCATTTTTTAGTAACTGGGTAGCGTTAGCGTGCCGAAGGTCGTGAGTTCTAGGAGTCCAGCCAATTCCTGACTTGGCTATTGCTTGGTTCCATGTAGTTCTCCATACTCCACGCGGTAAGTGGCTCGTCTCGTCGGTCATGGTCTGACTAATCCTAGCCTTGCCCTTAGCCTTCCGATACTCTCGTTTCGTCTGGCTACAGGCTTGGCATCGGCAACCCCCATGTGTATAGGAGTAGAGCGTTCCATGCTTGAAGCGTTTTCCCTCTGTTGCATAGGGCTCCAGAGTGTCGATCTCGCGTGAAGGTTCTAGTTTACCTGCCGTTAATACTATCGATCGAGGGAAGAGCAGGTCATCTTTCCGCAGCGAGTTAGCCGAGACATAGGCAGCAATCTCTTGTAAGAGGGCTTTTGAGAGGGTTACGGAGCGTTTCTTGCCCGATTTAGTAGCATCTATGACCTTGAATCGCTCGCCAGCGTTGTATTGCGCCCCTAGATCACTGACTCGTCTCTGGATAAATACTTCGCCAGAGTTAAAATTGAAATCCTTTACCCTGAGTTCTGTAGCCTCACCGAATCTCGCCCCAGAGAGCACGAGCATCTTGGCAAGTAACTTCGCACCGGAACCGGTTCCGTCAGGCAAGTTACTTAGTATCTTCTTAAACTCGGCAGGCTCAAGGACATTCTGCAGGTCTGGCTGGCTGACTTTGATCTTGATGCCATGCGTGGGGTTGCTGGTGATCGCCTCACTCTCGACCAGCGAGGCGAAGGCTGAGCCCAGACACGCCTTGACCTGACCCAGCGTGGCTGGCTTGACCCCCTCAAGTCTGAGGTCACTAAGTAACTTTCGAATCTGGCGGGCAGAGATGGAAGTTACTTCATTTGCGCCTAAACGATCTCGAACATATGTACGAAAGGTCATGGTGTAGTTCTTCTTAGTGATCGGCATAAGGTCAGCCGTCTGAATCCATTTGTCGAAGTACTCGGACAGGCTAGAACCAGCCTCAGAAGGCTCTGTAAAGCCCAGAACCTCAGCCCTCAGACCCGAAGCCTCAGCCTGAGCATAGGAATCCCATGTGCCAGCAGAGAGGCGTTTGCCGTCTACTCGGTAATATGCGGTAAAGCGTTTACCGCGTTGTACTACATAAGCCATAGCCACCCTCCCTCAGAGTGTTACTGGTCAGTACCTTACTCGCCAGTAGAAAGTTAGTCAAAAGTATGGGTATCGAGTTACATAGAGAACCCAGAACGGTGGACTTACTGGTCGGCGTTGCCGTTCCAGAAGTCGGGATTGTAGGACTTATTGATTGGGTCATTGATGAGATCAGACCAATCACAGATGCAGTCCAAGCGGTTGCTTGAACAGTTAGGACAACGATAACGATCTCCCCTAAAGAGATCTTCTAAGTAAATGGTCACTATTCCTCCTAGTGACTTGGGGCGTAGTCTGGCTACGATTCCATGACAGGTTTAGGCAATGTCTACATCGTTATACCTCCACTACCTGAGTAGTGATGAGATCGTAGGCATCAGTGAATGCCTCCACGATCGTGACACCACTGCCTACTGCGACAGTCCTCTCCTTCTTGTCGGTGAGGTTGACCACGATGCGATCAGACATAACTGTTACATCGATCTCGTACTTACTAGCACTTCTTGCCATATTAGTTTCCCTTGCTCTCTCGTTTAGTTATCCATGTATCGATTGTTGACTTACTCCACAGAGGTTTGTTGCCGATCTGTAGATCTGGCTCTGGAAGGGTGTTTCGCTTTCGATGCCTGTATATCGTGTCGTACTTGAGACCCGACAATTTTGCGATGTCGGTATATGTAAGCCATTCGCTCATGCTTTAGTACTCTCCTAAGATTGATCTTCATTGGTTATATCTCGCTTATCTATGTATTCTAGAAATTGATCTAAGATCTTTGTTAGATCATCTACTGAGTGCTCGGTGAACCCAAGCAGGATCTCGATCACTTTCATAAGCCCCCAGATAATCATCTCTGGCTCTATGTCATTCTCTGAGAGAACGCGATCAAGATGATCGTTGGCTAGGTACTCCTTGATCTCTGGCGGTAATCCGTCTAGTCGCTCTGCCTCTACCTTGAAGCCACGAGCCACCTTGATGAATTCGCTGGCGATGAGGATTGACTTGCGTAGTTCTATTGCCTCTTGATTCATAGTTACTCCTTACCTTTGCAGTTAAAACATATCCACATAACATTCTCTTGATTGTGTTCGATAAACTTCCCAGAAGTAATTAGCCCCTGCTGACCGCATTGATCGCAGGTATCTAATTGATCTGGTGTTACTCTGATTAGTTCTACATAACCCATTACGCCACCTTTCCTGTCTTTACATACTTGTGTAAGTAATCTTTATTTTTCTTGCTGGTTCTGATCTTGTGGCAGTAAGCGCATCGCACTACGCATTTGCCGATTTCTTTCTGCAATTTGATCAATGGAATACCCTCTTGAATGCCGAGAGAGATATCGAATGACTTGCGCCCTCTAACATGGTCGAAGTCCAACCCTCTGATGTCTGCGTTGCCACAGTCCACGCATGGGTTCTCGGATTTGTACTCAGCAACATAGGCTTGAAGTACTGCACGCCTCTTTGCCTTTGCATACTTAGTCTGCTTGATCATCACCTTGTGATTGTCGGTGTAGTGATCGTAACTAGATTTCTTCTGGCACGACCTGCACTGAGTCTGCAATTTATCAGGTCGTGCACTATTGCGATTGTAAAGATGTCGAGCCTTGTAGCGATTGCACTTGAAGCATCGCTTGGTCGTTGCTTTCATTACGCCACCTTTCGTCTATTGCGTGATACATAGAGTGGAGAGTTGTAACTCTTTCCGTAGTACATCTTTCCTCCCCATATTCCATATATCTGTGTTTGACTCTCTGCATATTCGGCGCACTGATTAAGTAGTGGACATCTCTTGCAGACTTTAACTGCTTGTTGAATGTCTCTTCGAATCTCGAAGTTATTATCAGGAAAGAATATCTCTGGGTCAATTTGAGCGCAGAGTTGTGTGCCGTCATATGGTGGTTGCAATTAATAGCCTCCTAAGCAGTCCTTGCCTTTGGTGTGAAGTGGTAATGCGTTCTGCATCTCGTAGAGCGTTGGTGCGTAGAGCATAGACTTACAGGCAGAGCATTCATAGTGCCACTCCTCTGCCTGTGCATCGTATTGAAAGCCCTTGTCATTCATGCGTTTGCTTTTTCATTAGTGACTTTACTGAGAAGATCTGTGATCTCTTGTTCACTCACTGGCTCCCAGCCTTCACCTTCATCGTACTGCCATTGATCAAGGAGTTCTAAAAGAGCAACTCGAATGACATTGAGTTCTGGCGCTGTAAATGGCGTATTGAGATCATACGCATTAGTGCAGGTCTGACACATTTCTGTGCGATCAACTAATTCGTTTACTTCATAACCACAGTTTGAACAGGTCATGTCATGCTCCTATCTTTACGAAGTTGTGTGATTGAGTTTCAATTAAATCTCCCTCTACTACAGATATGTCAGAGAGGTTGAGTGTCTTGTACTTCATGGTGTGAGGGTTGCTAGGAGTCGTGTAGCCCACGATGAACCTGCGACCCTGAGTGCCTACAACTATGCCGTTGCGTAATCTGCCATGCGCTTGAATCCAGACCCAGTCATTAACCTTTAGGTTGTAGGGCTGAGCCATTACTTTACCCCACACTAGATTTCCTGCTAACTCGTTAAGCACTGACTTGTGATCAAGAAGAACCGCCTCAATATCGATGCGCTTCTTGGCTTTGTTGGTTGTCTGCTTGTGCGAGGTAGTCTGGAAGTTGTCAACGATGAATCGATCATCGCCCCAGAGATGACCAAGTACTTCTGGCTCTACATCGAGATCTCGAATGCGCCATGAGTATGCCGAGTACTTAGTCTCTGTTTGCCATTCTCCACGATCTGATAGAGACATCGCTTTGTGATCATCGAAGTATCCACAGTGACCATTCTCAAGAACATATGCCCAACTCATTGTGATCTTACGAATGATGAGTTGATGACCTTTATAGGTCTCTTCGGTATATGAGATATCTGAGCAACGAATCTCTGCAGTGTTGCCTATATTCCTACGATTAACCCATGACCCGTACCAGACCTTACCTACCTTGTCTGAGTACTGGCTCTGGTTCTCGTAGTAATCCTTCAACCGCTTTAAGTAAAATGAATCTGTCATCGCACCATATCCCTTGCTTCTAGAACCTTCTCTACTAATACCTGCATGAGTGATAGGTCGAGATCGAATCGGTAAGTAGGAACATACTCACCCTGCTCGTTGCGCTTGTTACGGCTTGAGAGTTCAATCCCGTCAACTCGATTACCGATGATTGTCCGAAGAGAATCTTTGACTGCCTTAGCAACGCGATCAGCACGCTCTTGTAATTCGCGCTCTAATCTTTGGCGTTCCTCTCTCTGTTTGCGCTCTACCTCAAGGCGAATGCGCTCAGCCTCTTCTTCTTGAGTCCAGCGTTCCTCTAGAGAGGAGTACTCAGCCACAATATCCTGAGGTCGAGAGACCCAGTAGAGAGTGTTACCGAATGAATCTGACTTCACCAGATAGCCCACAGAACGAGAGCCCTGAGGGGCTGGCTTGAAGGTCGCATCGTTAGGGTTCTCTGATCGATAGACCTCGTATGCATACTTATCGAGACTGACTAACTCAGCCTTAGATAGATCTCGGCGTTGAGCCTTTGCTGGATTCTTCTTATCTGCTGAGGAGTAATCCCATGAAGGAATTACTCCATACTTGATACCGACCTTGAGTTCTGCTTGCTTCACTGTTTGCTCCTTACGCGTTAGTTAATCTGCGAGAGATCGCGTACTTAACGATCGCTCTTGCCATTGTGATGAGATCAAGAGGGTTAGCAACTACTGCACCGATCTCACAGTTGTGAGCCTTCTCAGCAGTAAGCACTACCTCTTCATGCTTCTCTGGAATATATGCGAAGGCAGTCAATACTTTTGACTGACCCATGCGCTTGATTGCATCTTCGTTTGCATCTTGATTGCCGTACCACTCGCCGTCAGTGATGATGAAGAAGATTTTGATCTTGCGATCACTCTCAGCAAGCAACTTTGTTGCATACTTGATCGCTTGATCTGGCTCTGTGCCACCGCCACTGAATGCATCTCGAATCTGAGAATTAGATTTCTCACTAGCGCGATACAGGACATGAGTTTCATCGCAGAATGTCAGCACTGTTGTGCTGGCATCGATACGATCAAGTGCTCGCTTGATTGCGTACATTGCACGATTAGCGTTAGCGATCTTGCTCCCTGTCATTGAGCCAGAGTTGTCGATAGCGATCACGCATTCGATGTCGGTAGCATCTTCACGACCCTCATTCCATTGATCGAAAATCGTGTCAAAATCATCGCCACGCATATAGCGACCAACACTCAAGCGACCAGCGTTCTCGTATCTATCCCATGCAGGTTCGAATGAGGCGCGAAGGCGTTCGAGTTCACGACCGAATGATCGTGATGCTTCAACCGTCACTGAGTCGGGCATGATCTCGCTATAGCGAGCACGCTCTGGCTCTTGTGAGTTGTTTGATGTGAGAGTTGGCTGACCACTGATCACTCGAAGAATGTCATTGATCTCCTGAGCCACACCAGACTCGCTAAGAATCTGATCGAGCACTGTAGAGATCATCTCACCAGCACTAGCCCCAGCATCGAGTGACGGCTCTGGCTTGCTTTGATCTGAATCTGAATCTGTATCCCCTGAATCTGAATCTGAATCTGAATCGGGAGTTACTTCATCGCTCTGATCATCGAAGTCAGACCAATCGATGTCCTCTGCCTTGATCTCTGGGAGATCGTCATCGAGATCATCTGGCTTGTTATTGAGACGATCGCGCTCCTTCTCCTGCTGGCGTGGTGGCACTGGGCGAGAGTCGACTGATGACTCGATGCCCTGCTGAGGGCGAGCACCATGACCGCATGGGTCGATGACTTTGACTGGTGTGCCTTCGCCTTCACCATTGACTGCCTTGTACTTTGGTGTACCAGTCTCATCACCATTGCCACCCTCACTCTTTGGTAGCAGGTTGTAGTACTGCTCAATGAGTTGTAATCCGCGCTCTGTATCTGTTGGGAATACGAGAGTGCGATACTCATTGATAATCGCCTTAAACTCATCGATCTTATCTTGATGAGGATAGAGAGCACGCGACTGCTGGCGAATCTCGACAGGTAGATACCTGCGACCGCATAGCAATGGATAAGAGTTCTCGAACACCTCTGGGTTGTTCTTGAAGTGAATCAAGATCATCGAAGTGAACCACGCGACTGTTGAAGGGTACTTAGCAGTGAAGAATGACTCGATGCGCTGATCTTCTAACGCATTGAATGCAGTCCACCACTTGTTAGCAATTACTTGCTCAACGAGATCGCTACCTTCTCGGCTGGTGTACAAGATGTGACTGACCTCGTGAAGATCAAGCCCCTTGATGCTTGCGATCGACTCAGGTGTATCAAGTTCACCGATCTCATTAGCATTGAAGTAGACATCACTAGCCCCAGACCATGCTGGGGCTTTGATTGATGCGCTCTCAACCTTGACTGTCACTGGTCGGAATGTGAAGGCAGAGTTCACACGAGAGAAGAAGCCAGTGAAGCGTTCGATACGCTGGCGTTTAGCCTCTTGTGCCTTCTGATCTTCTGTTAACTCCTTGAGTGCATCGAAGATTTCTCCGAGATCAGTTACATTGATCTTGTCCATGTGTTACTCCTTAGACTGTTGCGTACTGAGTTGTTACTGCATCTTGATCGATGCCTAGATCATCTTTGATATTGAATGATGCGCCCTCAAGAAGCATCTTGACTGCTGGGCGTTCTTCATCAGAGAAGTTGTTAGCGAACACTTCGCACGCTAGATCGAAGTTCAATTCTTTCGCTACTAATTCGAAAGTCTTGAGAATGCGTGGAGTGATTGGTGTTTCGAAGATCGTTGACTTGCTCGCCTGACCGAGATCAACGCCACGAGATTGAGAACGCATACCGAATGCGAGATCAAGAAGAGACTCTGACTTGATGATCTTGCTCTCGATAGCGCGATCGTATTCGTAACGCATCTTGAGTTGGAAGCGATCAGCCCACGACTCAGAGAGAGGTTGTCGACCTCGGTACATTGGATTCCAGTCAGCGATCACGATGAGATCTGGGTGAGCATGAACCACTTCGTAATCTTTGGCAGTGAGCGTGAGAGTACGGCGATGATCAAGGGCTGGGTGGAAGAAGAATTGAGCATTCTTTGCGAGTTGATCGATCTCACCAAGATTGAGAACACCACCATTGCGCCAGACTTCGACATAGACCGAGTCAACCCATTCGAGTTTGCCGTCACGCGATACCCAGTTGCCCTGCAACTCGTTAGCACTGAGTGCTGAGTTAGAAGGTAGATCGACATAAGGCAGACCGCGCTGGCTTGCGTAGTACTGAGCGAATGATGTCTTACCAGTACCAGCATGACCAGCGTTGAGGATATTGATCTTGTGCTTGCGAGCGAAGTCTGCGATCTGTAGACCAGAGATACCGAACCAGTTGCGATCGATGTAGTGCTCTTGAGATTCAAGAGTTGGAATTAATTGATTGAGTGGATTCACTTATTGCTCCTTAGTTGTAGTCGGGTGTTGGTACTTCTGGGTTCTTGATTATTGCCTGTGATACATCAGAGAGATCATCAAGTGATTGTGCGATGTCTATGAATGCGTTGTGCTCTTCGCATCGCTTGTCGATAATGATCTGCAATTTATCGAGTGCTGATTCAAGCGTTGCGATGATGACTGCTGGTGCACCTTGCTCGTTGGCGAAGTCGAGAGACTTAGCAAGCATTGCGCCCATGATGCCGAGTTCATCTAATTCGAATTCGTACATTTAATCCTCCTCACTTATCCACGCATTGAGTCGTAGTGAGTTCACGATCTCCCATGCAAGGGCTGATGATGACCCACGAAACTCGACACCTTGAGGGAGTGTGATCTCTGGGTTGTCTCCGTCATTGATTGCTTTGATTGCCTCGATCGCTGGCGCGACCATGACTTGAGGCACTGGTGGATAGCAATTCGATGAGAAGTGAATTGCGATCTGTTGTTCGAGTTCCAGTACAAAATTGCCCGATGCGAGATCGGTAGCGAAATTAGAGCCCATTGGATTCTTCCTCTTCTAGAGTTTGGCGTAATAGATTGATATCGGGAGTAAGGACAGAGTCGAGCCAGACCGCGAAGATCGTGGCTAGAGTGCAGGAGATAAGAAGGAATAGGAACACTTACCAGACCGCCCTTCTAACGATGCCCTGATGTTTGCTGGTAGTAACTGAGTAGCGGATTGCAGGTATCTCCCAACCATTGGCGTGATGCCAAGCGATCGGAGTTCCATAGGAGTAGACGATGAAGTCTGGCTTGTGATCTTTCAGAAGTGCCACGACATCGCTCTGCAAGCGACCTGTGTGCAGATATTTGCCCTCCTGAAAGTAGATACCAGCCATTGAGTTGGCTTTGAATGGCTGACGGTTGAATATGTACTCACCAGCACCAGAGTTGGTAGTGCTCTTGCCTTTGATTTCTGTATAGCGTGTTGTCATTTATTTCCCTCCCACTTTAAGAGTGTGCAGATTCTTTGATCTGCGACTTGGTGGCACTTGCCATAGACAGGGTGATGCGTGGCAATGAATGCCATGCCACCGATCAATAGTGCTGAGAAGATCGCGCCTAGTGCTTTCATTAATTGACCTCCGTATTGTCGTAGTCGATGATCTCAACCTCAACACCAGCAGGACAATGCGTTACTTCTGCAACGCCACCTGAAACTGTGATGATGATCTTGCTCATGCGCTCACCTTCTCTGGTGCTAGTTGATTGATGAGGAATGCATAGAGAGAAGGTGCTACTGATTGGCGTAGCACCTCTAGATCGTTGTCGATGTTATTGAGTTCCATTATTTGCCCTCCTGTAATAGTGCTGAGTACTGCTCAAGAAGAGTTCTGCCGTCTAGTGGGTGCTTGTACTTAGCGAAGCGCATAAACTCGTTGCGCTGAATGCGTGATCGATTGCCGAAGATAGTGACTGATAGGCGTTCGATCATTGAGTCGAGAACCTTGATCTGTTCATCGGTTGTGCAATGAGCGCGTTCCCATGCGAATGCCTGAGCGATGCGAGCCTTGTCTGTTGTGAGAGCCATGATTACGCCCCTTTCACGATCTTTGCGATATTGAGTGACTTGATGAAATTGATCTCGAAGCCCTCTGATCGGGTCGAGAAGAAGCGAGTGCCGTCTGCTAGAAGCAGGTCGATGAGTTGAGGCGAGATCACGCCTTTGGCAACGATCTTGCCGTTGGTATCGATAAATACCTTTGATTTCATTGGATTTGCCCTTCGTGTATAGATAGCACCAGATTGCTATCAGAACCGCCCACAAGTGGATTGTGAGCAGTTCTGGTGGCAATTAGTTAGGGGCTGGTGTCACTGTGCTGTCGGTCGGATTGATTACCGCCTGCACCATTGCTGGCAGTCCATGACCAGCCCCGCTAATTCTGAGTTCTCTATGTAATTCGATACCCCTGATACGAGGTCTGCATCACCGCGCTGGTTGCCCCTAGAGGATTCTGAACCAGTAACTCGATCGAGATCGAGCACCTGCGCGTACACTGCCT